TAATATTACCGGATGGCCGCGATTTTTTTTTCCTTCAAATCTGTCCGTCTATTTTGTACAAAAGCTTATCAAGGTGCTGCGATGCACAACACGTGTCCTCTATTACATCCTTTACTAAAGTAAAGGTTTGTACGATTTCCAAGTGCCGCACATGGTGGTCCCCAGTGACTAGATATGCAATATCTAGGAAATTGCGGATGTGTTCCACATCCTAAAAGCTGATGTTTATATATTGTTTAAAGTGTGGTCCTAGTGTCAGTACAAACGCATTAATGACCGTTGCGTTATTATATTTACGATATTTTGAACGGCTGAGATCAAAATATGAATTGCACCTTCATTTGACCGTTCGATTATTCTATATGTCTATAATTCGATCAAATATGTTGTGTCGTCCGCGTTCTATACATACACTCCACTGAATTATATCACTATATAATTCAAGGTCTGCATTGTCGTTACCATACGTAAGTTTGGTTCCAAATGGCCTTTACGACATCTTATACTCCTGCAAGACGATATTCATACTCAACAAATAGACAACCTAACGCAAGCAGGAGATGGAAATTTTGCAGATCTCGGAAATACCATGGATTGATGCGTTATCGGAATTTGTATTCCGCAAGCAAGACCTCAACTGACTTGTTCGGTGATCCTATCTCCAGGCAATACACGCGCAAGGAAATTTGTGAAACTCAACAGGGATCTGAATATGTTCTCCAGAACAATCGCTACATGACTACATATGTTACGTATCCTGCTAAAACCCGAACTGGAACGAATAACAGGGTTCGTTCATACATCAAGCTCACAGGCCTTACCATGTCCGGAACATTTGGCATTCGATGTTCCGAATTAATGACGGATGTGATCAACCCACTGGACTTTATGGCGTTGTATCGATTGTTATCGTCCGGGATAAATCACCAAAGATTTATTCAACTGTACAACCACTCATGCCTTTTGTTGATTTGTTTGGTTCTGTTAGTGCCTGTCGTGGGACTCTTAAGGTGGCAGAACGACAGACACGAGAAGGTTTGTGGTGCTCAATCAAACGTCCATACTGATAAATACGCCTCATTGCAACGCATGAAGAAATTCTCAATTCGAAACTGCATCCCGCGCACCTACTCTACCTGGGCTACGTTCAAGGACGAAGAAGAGGATAGTTCTACTGGGCTATACTCAAACACTCTGCGAAATGCTATACTTATATATTATGTATGGTTAAGCGATGTACCTTCTCAACTGGACATGTACAGCAATGTAATGTTAAATTACATTGGTTAGTGCACTCATAATGCCAGCAAAAACTTTTATTAATAAATTTTGCAATAAATTTATCACACTCCTTTAGTTAATGAAGCGTTTACATTCGATTTTATACATTGTTCTACCGTTTTAGTTATTATGTCAGTTATCTCCTCCTTCGTGATGCTTCCTATCTGTGATGCCGATGGACCAGGATCTATTGCGGATTCGTCCAATCCGCTCAGGTTTTTATACGGTCTGCTGGTCACGGAACCCAGCCCAATTTCCGATCTATTTGCCCACGATTCGTTCGGACCGATTGCAAAATGTGGGACGCGCAACGATCTTGAACTGTGACCCAGGAGTCTCGACCCGTCGACGAGCCGTCTTGTTTGTGGTTTTGAGCCAACAGACCAGAAATCTATGTCGTTAACAGTGAATTCTTTGCTCTGTATCTCTATTCTTGGTGCTCGGAATTCGACGTCAGTTGAATGTTTGGCCGAGGATAGTTTTAATTTACCGAGCATCTTACAGAAATGAACTCCATTCACTACGTTCGTGTTCTCAACTCTGTACTCAACTCTCCAAGGATTCCTATCCTTAACGGAGAAGTATGTGGATGAGTAGTAATGCAAATTGCAGTTGCATCTTATCGGAATCGTGAACTCAGCTTGTTTTGTGTCTCCCTCTGTCAATCTCATGTCGTGAATCTCAATGACCACATGTCCGACTGCATTTATTGGTACTTGGCTGCGATATTCAAGAAGGACGTGATCAATTTTCATGCATCTGTTTCTCAATTGACTGATCTTCTGTTCGAACATGGAAGGGAACGTCAGAGTGAACTCCGCAACGTCGTTCGTGAGAGCGTATTCTACGCGATCGGATTCTATGTATCCCCCAACTCCAAGACCCATGTTATCATTTCTTATTGACATTTTGGCGCAGCGGAATTGCGTCCGCAGGTGAATATGCTATGAAACGTACGCTAGACTTTGTTGCGTAAAAGATCAACTGAAAGTTTGGGAGAGGAAATGCAGGACAATGCGTTTCTACATAACGTTCACGTCCATTTATAACATGCCATGTACTCAGATAATGGCTCCTACCAATAATTGAAACTGCACTTATGACCGTTGTTCTATCACTTCTAAACTATTTTGAACGGCGGAGATCAAAATATGAATTTTATCTTCATCTGCCCGTTTTCATATAGCCCATTTTGTTACAATTGGGCTTCGAAAATAGCCCAATTAACTATCTATCCATTGAAAAAGTTAGAGAGATGTCGCACATTCTCTCTCTAGACTGAATTGGAGACAAGCAAACTTGGCAAATGAATTGGAGACAGGAGCACAATATATAGGGTGTCTCTAAATGGCAATTTGGTAATTATTCCAATAATTACTTTAATTCAAAATTCAAAATTGGAATTGGTAAAGCGGCCATCCGTC